TATGAGCATTAGTGTTAAAACAGATAACTTTAAAGACAATAACAACATTTCTTTTTACAAAAAGGACTTAGAAGCTTTAATTAGTAATAATTTAGATAAAATAGATTCTTTAAAAGAATATTTATTTTGTAGAAAATAATATGAATGAAACAAAAGAAATATTTATGAAAGTACCATACTATAATATTAGATGGGTTTTTGATGAAAAAACAGAATATCGTATATTTAGTCTATTCAGAGCATTTCTAATTCCTTTGGAAAAAAACAATTGTGAATATGTTAGTAATTCTTTAAAAGTTGAAGTTAAAGATACTTTAACAGGTGAGTTAATTACTAAATTTGATGGTAAAACTGTATATCCATATTTTCAAGGTTCAAATGGTAAAAAGTGGGATCAATTAGAAGCAACCTTTACGATTGATGTAGATACAAGTAAAGGTTATAAGTTATGCAATGTTAAACCTTTATATGAAGACTTTGATATTGCTTTAAAAGAAATTGAAGTATCTTCTTTTGAAGAAGTAATAAAACACTTTAAGTTTAAAATAAGTAGTTATCAGTGTGATATTGATATTTTGAATAGATTTAAAGCCACACAATCCTCTGTAAGAGATTTAAAAAGATAGTTTAATATACTTTGGTAGGACGGCAGGTTTTGAGACTGTTTGTCGAGGTTCAAATCCTTGTGAGGCAACAAAAATATGCAAGAAGATCAAATAAAAAAACTAATAACTGATAAAGAGTGGCGAATGTCTCATCTGTATAAGATCGTTGATACTAATAAGCAACAAGTAGTATTTAAACCAAACAAAGCACAAAAGCATTTCAATGATCACAAAGCTAGTAGAAATATAATATTAAAGTCTAGGCAATTAGGATTCACTACATTTGAAGCAATTGATATGCTAGACGATGTTTTGTTCAATAAGAACTTTGAAGGCTTGTTCATTGCTCATACAAAGGACGATGCAACTGATATATTCAATAAAAAGATTGATTATGCTTGGAAGCACTTCGACAAAGAATTAAAACCAATGTGGAGAATTGAGAAAGATAGTGCTATGAAGTTAAAGTTTGATTTAGGTGGAGATCTGTTTTCGTCAATTACTGTTGCTAACTCTGGCCGTTCAGGTACTTATAACAGGGTTCATATATCAGAATATGCTAAACTATGTGCTTTGTTTCCTAAAAGAGATGTATTGGCTGGTACTATACCAACATTACATACTGGTAGTAGGTTTGATATTGAGAGTACAGCAGAGGGAATGGGTGGAAACTTTTCAGATATGTTTTGGGATTCTTGGACTCATCCGGTTATAAAGCATGAATCACAAATAAAAGCACATTTCTATAACTGGACATGGGACGAAAAAGAATTAAACAAAATAGAACACCCTTTTCCTACTCATGAGATGGACAACTCCATTGTATTCAGAAAGTTACAAGAACAATATAAGTTTTCAGATATTGAAATAACATATTATTATACTAAATGGATTGCTTTAAAAAAAGACTGGGATATGTTACATCAAGAATATCCTATAACACCGGAAGAAGCTTTTGTTTTCTCAGGTTCAAATTACTTTGATCAAGAAAGAATTAAGAAATATATAGCTTTATCAGAAAGACCAAAGTATATTGGAGAGATTGAAAGAGTTAATAACGAAATCAAGCTTGTAATGAAAGAAGATGGTCATTTAATGGTATGGAAAGAACCAGAGCCTTACAGCTCGTATACGATAGGTGGGGACACAGCAGAGGGTTTACAGGGTGGAGACTACCAAGTATTAGTAGTATTAAATAATAAGACATTAAAAGTAGATGCAAAGTATAAAAGTCATATTCCCCCTGATGAGTTGGCTAAAGTAGCTAATTCGTTAGGTTTATGGTACAACAAGGCTTATTTAGGTATAGAAGCGAATAAAGATGGACTGTGGGTTAATACCGAATTGTTTAAGCTAGGTTATCCTAACTTGTATTTTAGAGAAGAATTTGATAGCATTGCAAATAAAGTAAGTCCTAGGATTGGTTTTAAGACAACAATGCAAACAAGAGATGTCATTTTGACAGAATTAAAGAACATGATAAACAACTATGAGGACATTTGGACAAACAGAGATTTCCTATATGAATGTATGACTTTCATCAGAAACAAGGTAGGTAAACCAGAAGCTATGCACAAGAAACATGATGATGAGATTATTGCAACAGCAATTGCTTATTTCATAAGAAAGAATGTACCAGTTGAATTTGAAAAGCCAGTTGATCAAGCACAAACATCATTAGAATATGTAAAGGCTAGACTGGAAAAGATTCATGGGAATAAGAGCAATCAAGATTTTCAACATATATTTAATTAAAATTATTATTTAACACTCGCAACATTATGATATGACAAATACAGTTAAAGATAAATTAAAAGATCAAGATAATATTTCTGTCCCTTCTAAGTCTCTAACAGACGAAGAAACAAAAGTACAAAAGTACCTTGTAGATAGATTGGGTATTTTAAAGCAAACTAAACAAAGTATTATTGGTAACATAGACTTTGAACAAATAATGCGTAGTGCTGATGATGAATACCAACCAACTAATTTAAGTGAAAAAGCTGGTAAATCAGGTAACATAATGCTAGTTCAAGATGAAATTAAAGGATTAAGAGGCTCAAGAATAGTTCCCTTTGGTTCAGGTGCCGATGATGAGGCTTGGAGATCAGACTTATCAGAACCTACATTGTTTGTAAAGATACAAACTGCTTTGTCAGTAATTATAAACCAGAACCCTGAAGCATTCTTTAAAGCTACATCACCTAAGTTTAAAAAGACAACTTCACTTGCAAAGTCTTTGTGGAAGAGAAACTGGGCTATATCTAATGCAAAAGATCAATGGAGTATGTTCATTTTCAATCTAGCTAAGTATGGCTGGTCAGTTGGACGTACTTATCCAAGACAAGAAAGGTTTAAAGTTCAAATACTAGACGAATTAGATGTTGATTCCCCTGATAAGAACAAATATAAAGAAACTGATATTACACAATTCAATGATGTTTATAGGGAAACACTAGATCCTTATAGAACTTGGATTGATGATATGACTAATCTAACAGATCCATGGAGTACAAAAGATTGGTATTTTGAAAAGGATTATACTATTGATGACTTTAGAGAGGGTGGGCAATTCTTTCAATATAAAAATGCAGAGTTCGTAAAAGCAACAGGTCGTTTATACAATGAAGCTGATTCAGACAAAGGAAGACCAAACCAACAGACTGATGAAAGAACTGATGTTGTTACAGTTGGCTTCTATGAGTGCACAGGTATTAAAGATTTATATTGTATTTGGATTCCAAAACAAAACTTACCATTGTTTATCTCGCCATTACCTAATGATGACAAGAACTTATCTTTATTTTGGACATATTGGAATATGCGAGATATTCGTACTCCTTATGGAATAGGTTTGTTTGAAATACTAAGACAAAACAAAGTAATGTACGACAGATTAGAGAATATGGATATTGATCAATTGACTATGTCAATCTATACAATGCTGTTTGTTGATAGCAATATGGCTAATGGAGACAATGTATTTAAAATAAAACCGAATGTTATTCACAAAAAAATGCCAGGTACAAATGTTCAACAAATACAGATTGCTAGAAGTGATAATGCAGCAGCTATTCAGTTTCAATTAGATAGAATGGACGAGAATACAGGTATTACACCAACATTACAAGGGCAAGTAACTGGTAAGACTTTAGGAGAGGTATTACAAGCTAAAGATTCAGCATTAAAACGATTAAACATTCCTTTAGAGAACATAGCAAATGCTATGTCAAGAGATGCACAATTAACTCTTTCATGGATGAATCAGATCTATTCTATCCCAGAAGTAAAAGAATTTGCTTCTCCTGTTGAATTGGTAGAATACGAACAAGAAAATGGACTTGAAGCATCAGAAACTATGAGTACAAAGAATGGTAAATTAAGTGCAGACTTCTTACCAGTCCTAGAATTACAGTTAGAGAACAGAGATGGAGAGCTAATGGAGACAAAAGAAAATAGATTCTTTAAATTAGGTATTGATATTGATACAAGTCAAGTAAAATGGGACGGAATTGTTAAAATTGAACCAAAGTCTTTGCTTTCTCCTTTCCCTGAACTAGAAAAACAAAGTAAGATGGAGTTGTTTAATATTATAATGCCAGTAGTTGAGAAGATAGTTGCTTTAGTTCAAGATGGTAATGTTCCAGTTGCTTTAGCTTTCTACAAACCACTAGTTCAAGTATTAGAAGCCAACGAAGAGAAACCAGAGGACTGGATACCAGAAAACATTGTTAATACTTTAAAAGTAGCAGATACTAAGAAAACAGGATCAGGACAACAGTTATTTGTTAATCCTGAACAGCAACAAGCTAACCAACAAGGACAAGAAGGGCAATTACAAAGCAATCAACCATCTAACATCATTAAAGACGCTTCAAAAGGAATAGGTAACTTAATGTCAAGCATTAAGGGAGGTTTGAAAGGTGGAATTAAAGGAGGATTAAAATAAACTATGATCACAAACGCAACAAAATCACAAATAAAGTATATTATAGCTAACAACAATTGGAAAGCTGTTGAAGATTATATTTTATATTACATAAAGAATACCTTTGACGAAGTAACAATTAAGAGGAATAGTGAGTTTGAAACATTGTGGTCTGCTGCTGAATCAGAGGGAGCAAAGAAGCATATAAAGATTATTCTTAAAAACTTAGAAGATATTGCAACATCATCTTATGATAACTAAAAAAGAAATTGATATAAAAATAACTAGTGATATGCCTCCTGCAGAGGTTTATCTTAAAGCAGTTGAAATGTTTGGAGTTGACTTTTTTAAAGGTATAATTTTTACTGTTAACGATACAATATATGTGGACAAAGGCAAGCTTTCTGCCGATTTGTTTGAGCATGAAAGTACACACGTAAAACAACAAAATGAAATGGGTTGGAAAGAATGGTGGAAAGAATATTTCAAAAATGAAGACTTTAGATATTCACAAGAATTAGAAGCTTATAGAAATCAGTATGCTTTTATAAAACGAAATGTAAAAGACAGAAACAAAGTTGCTAAATACTTAGACTATTTTGCTTCTGATCTAAGTGGTGCAATGTATGGTAAAATAAAAGGTAAGACAGATGCTTTAATAGATATTAAAAGTAAATTATGATAACTAAATACGACAAAATAAAAATAAACAAAAACTTAACTTTTGAAGTCAATTGGAGTAAAGCAGTAACACCTTGTAAAAAGGTTAGAATTAACAACTTAAAAGATAAATCAAAGACAGTTATAAATAAAGATGACTTATTCATTCTATTATTTATGTTTGCTACTGAGAAAGAACAGGACGGCTTAGTTAAAGTTGGTCCAAAGGAAAAGGTAAAAGGAATTGAAAGACTTGTTAAAGTAAAAGCAAACAAAGACTTGAAGAAAGGTGACACAATCGCTTTTATCACAAGGGATCTAATACCTGAAAGCATTTACAATGAATTAGAGATTGGACATGACAAGGTTGTTAGGAAAGGATTAACAGAAGAAGAAACACAAGAAATTTTAAAGAAATTTAAAAACTAGCTTGTGGATAACTGTTTGACTTTATTATTAAACTAGTTTATATATTAATTATATGACAACTACAATAAAAAGTTTAGAGAAACAATTTAACGAATCTCAAGCTAAGATGAATAACAAATTTGATTTAGTTTTAAAAGCATTAGAAGAAAAAAACAAAGAAGTTGAAACTCCGGTTAAAGAAGAAACAGACGAAAGTGTTCTTACTGTTGTTCCTGCATCTTTATCATCTAGCGTACAAGCGTTGTTTATACAATACTTTGATCCTGCTGATGGTTTTACATTAAAAGAAAACTTCCCAAGAAGAAATAGATTGACATTAAGTGTTCCAAAAGATTTTTCAAACGCAGATCCATCACATTGGACACAGCACAACGAAGATTTAAGAAGTACTAGACCAATTATAGATAACTACGAAATTAATGTTGAGCGTTATCTTCAATTATGGTCAAAGAATCTTAATTATGACAGAAACATTATGCTTAAAAAACAATTATAATTAATTAAATAAAATATTATGCAAATAACATTAGCGATAAAACAAGGAGGTAAACAAACACAAGTAAATGACTTTAATTCATTTGAGGAATTATATCAGTTTGTTATTCCAAAAGTAAAACCTGTAAAAGAAAAAGCAAAAGTTTCTAAAAAGAAAAAATAATTATAATTAACAAAATATAAAATATGAAAAAATTTAAATTAAATATAGGACAAAGAATAAGAGCTTACGAAATAACCAATTCATATAAAGGAGATATAGCTGGTTTAAGTAATTCTATGGACGATTTAAAAAAATTAGAACTTTCCAAAGAAGAAATTAAAAAAATTAATTTCAGAACAATAGTTAGAAAAATTAATGAAGAAGGTGGAACAGCTACGCAATATCTATGGGGTACTGATGATTCAGGAAAGCCATCAGATGAAGTTTCAAAAGATGTGTTGAAAGATATTGAATTAAACGAATCAACAGCAGAATTTATCACTGATACAATTAACACAAAAGATAAAGAAAAATCACTAACAAAGAACGATTTAATCTTGGTAGAACTAAAAAAGGTTTTAGAAGAGAAATAATTTACAATTGAATAAAAATCCTCGCAAAGCTATTTATTAGGGATGTGTATGCATCTAGTAAATTAAAGTTAATTTATTGGCTTTGCGAGGTTTATTAGATGTATACAACTCCTTAATTGGAGTTTTTTTTAATTTAGTTTCCTATCCTGCTTTTTCACTTTAGCAGTAAAAAAAAGGTGTTGTAGGGAATAATAATTATATGAATAAAGAAGTAAAAATAACTCAAGAGCAACGGATTGATCCAGATTCAATTAAAGATACCGAAGAAGAATTAAACGATAAAGATACGATTATATTTGATCCTAAAGCCCTTACAGGCACAGATCAAGATAATGAATCTAATCAAGATGATTCAGAGGAAACAGAAGATGAGGATTTAGACGAAGAAGTAATTGAGGACTCAGAACCTTCTACTGAAACAGAAGATTCTTTGAAATCAGAAGAAAAAGAACCAAAACCAGTTGAGGGCGAAACACCTCGTGAAAAGGCTTTGCGTAAACAAATTGTACTCTTAAGAAAGAAAAACAGAGAAGCAGAAAGACAAAAGATGTTTAACAAAGAAAGCATCAAATCAAATGGTAACGAAACTAATATTGATCCTGATAAGTATAAATCTATTACAGATGAATACTCTGAAGATGAAATTAAAAGATTCGGTTCACTATTTGAAGTTATGGCTGAAAAGAAAGGTTATATTAAGAAAAGTCATAATTATGGAAACATGGTTAATGATACTTTAGAAGACTTTTTAGATAATAACCCTGAATATTCAGAAGAAAACGATGAAGAAGATGTTAGATATGGTCTATTTGATCAAAGAATTAGATCAGGGATCTACAGTTTGGAAGATAAAAACAAAAAGCAATTAAAAGAAATCTTTAAAGAAGTGCATAACTATGTTAACAACCAATTAGGAGAATCGGAAACGAAAGAACCTAGAATGAATGTTAACAAACGTAATGCTCAAATTCAAAAGATTAAAAGTGTTTCCCATAAAGGCGGAGGTTCAAAGATAGAAGATAATAAAAAAAAGTCAATTCCAATGTCTAAACGAAATCTTGAAACTCAAAAGATGTTTCATGGTAATCAATCAGAATGGGACGAACTATTATCTTAATTATTAATTAACTAAATGATGTAATCAAAACTCATTTAATGGGTTTTTTTTATTTTATATAAATATCATGGCAGTAGAAAGAACAAAAGGAAGTGACAGAGGTACTATCAAATATGCTATCTCAAGTGTTGCTTTAGCAGCAAAATCTATCATAGATTACGATCGTTCAAATGCAGTTGTTGTTGCGGCAACATCTTCTTCAACAATTGAATCTGTAGCTGGTGTAACAACAGTTGCTACAACAACAGCAGATACAGAAGTATTATGTCAAAAAATTGTTGACGCTGATGAATATGTATTTGATACAACTAATAACTCAGATGCAGATGATAACTTACAAAGAATGGCTTTAACTGATGCAAGTACTGTTAATAACAGTGGATCAGATCAATCAGATGATACAGGTATTATTATGCAACTCCGTACTTTCGGAGCAGCTTCAGATAAGAAAATCGTAGGTGTATTCGTTAGATCAAATGATCGTGCAGCTTAATTTTCAGATTTTATTAATTTAATTAACAAAATATTTTTATTATTAATTTTAATAAATATATTTAAAAAAATATTATGGCAAGTTCACCAGCATTGTTAGCAGATTTCTCAGATTTGACAAATCGTGCTATACAAACAATCGTAAAAAAAGAAGCAGATAATAAACCAGAATATACTCAATATTACAATGTCAGAACAACAACTGAATTGATTGAGAAAGATTCTTCAATTACCGGTTTAAAGGAAGCTTCATTTACAAATGAGAACGCTCAAATCGTTGAGGATGTTCCAATTCAAGGTTTTGATCAAACATATACACAGGAATCAATTGATTTGATTGCTCCTATGTCTTATCAAACTCGTAAATTTGCATTTACACCTAGAAAACTTACTAGCTTTGTGCAAATGGGATTGGCAACATTAAATAGAAAGAAAGATAAACTATCAGCAGAAAGATTAACTAATGGTTTTGAAACAAGTTATATTCATAAAGACGGAGTAAATGGAAATAAAACTATTTCATTGCTTGGTGGAGATTCTGTAGAACCATGGTCAGCGGCTCATCCTCGTGAAGATGGAGGTACAAACATGAATAATGTTATTTATGATGGTACTACTTATTCTTTACCTTTTGATTACGCTGGAGTTAAAGCAGCACATAGAACAGCTAGTTTAATGGTTGACGGTAGGGGAAACCCAATGGCAGCTAGATTAGATACATTAGTATGTAAATTTGGCTCTTCTGTTTACTTTAAAGCTTTAGAAATTAAAAAAGCAATTGAAAATGGAAAAATACCAGAATCAAACGATAACGATGGCTCAGGTGTTATGACATTTAAAATTGTTGCTCTTGAATATCTAACAACTGATGAAGCATGGGGAATGTTTGACTCAAGTAAAGCGTTAGGTAACGATGGCGAATACGGATTCCAACATATTGAATCAGAAGCAAATAATGTTGATCCTATCAATGTTGTTTTCAAAACTCGTGAAATCCAATTTGGTTTCCATACAATGTTTACACAAGGTTACAATGATGTAACTCGTGTGTTTGTTTGGTCAGCAGGAGATTCAGTTAGTGTTTAGTTTTTATTAATTTGTGTAATTAGGTGAAGTGTTCACATATACTTCACCTATACTACACCTAATTTGTGGCTATAGTGGGTGAGATTTAGCCAAAATCAATACTCTATACAACCACACAGATTATTATGGCAACAATTAACGGAAAAAGTTTTTCAAGTCCTAAAAATATTAACCTAAAAGGTGGTATTTTAAGATTTGATGTAGAGCAATCAGCTAATCCAATTGATTCAGATTCAAACGGATTATATATTGATAGTTCAAACAACATTGTTTATTCTTCACAGGGTTCAACTACAATTCTTGGAGCTTCAGGAGGAACTGGAACAACACCAACATGGGAAACTATATACAATGCAGATAAAATCTTTGGTATAGCTTCTAGTGGATGGACAATTGCTGGTTCAAGTGGTAGTGCAACTGATGTTGTTACTATTACAAACTCTGGTGCAGGTTCTGGCGATGTTATTAAAATTCAAAATTCTGGTAGTGGTGCTGATATTTCAGGTACATCAGATACTTGGACAATAACTAAAGCTGGTGCTGCTACTTTTGTAGGAATTGTACCGGGTGGAGATATTACTTCAACAGCAACTGCAGTAGATTGGGATTTAGCAGATAACAATGCTTCCGCTTTATCATTTGATGCAGCAGGAAAAGCAGGTATCTTAGCTATTGTAACAACAGACGCAGGGGAAGGTGTAACTATGAGTGGTACTTGTGCAGTAACAGGTGTTCTAAGTGCTTTAAGTGCTTCTAACACAGTTGCAGGCTCTGTTGTAACAAACAACACAGCAACAACATTTGGTGCTGACGCAAATAGTGCTGGTGTAGCGGTAATTCGTTCAACATCTTTAACTACTGGTTCATTACTTCAACTTCAATTAACAGAAGGCACATTAAATGGTGGCTTTTATATGACTTGTAGAGATGTAACAGGTAGTGCGAATGTATTTACAATCGGAGAAGATGGAACAATTGCAATGGCTGGTTCAGCTGGAAACGACGTATTTACAATTTCTGCTGGAGATATTGTTTTGTCAGATGGATCTGTAACTATTACAGACGCTGATAACGCAACAACTTTAACAGTAATAAACAACACAGCTACAACTGCTGCTGTTGTTTCAATACAAGGTTCTGGTGTTTATACTGGTAATTACTTTGTATCTATTTTGCCATCTGGTTTAACAACTGGTATTGCAGTAGATATTACAGCTGATGCTCTTACAACAGGTAAAGCATTGACATTCTCTTTAGACGGAGTAACAACTGGACAAGGTATTAGTATGGCATCAACTTCAACTGCTTTAACATCTGCTCAATTTCTTGATATTAATCATACAGTTTCAGGTGCGACTATTGGTGATATGACTGGTGCGAGAACAAATTATGAATTGTCTCACACATATACAAAAACATCAGGAACAGTAGCACATGATTATGATGACCTTTCAATTAAAAGGACAATGGTTACAACTGGTGCTGGTGGAACAATGACATCTGCTGGTTCACTTCTAAAACTTGAAACAGTATCAACACAAACAGCAGGAACACTTACTGATTCCGTAAATGGTCTTGAAATTTCATTTGATGCTCAATCAACAGGAGATGCAATCAGCGTTACACATGCACATGCTACAACAGCAACTGCTGTAACAATTACTGCTTCTGGTGCAACCTCAACAGGTTCACTTACAGTTGTAAACGATGCTTTAACTACTGGTACAGCTGTATCTTTAACTTCTTCTGGGACAATTATAACAACTGGTGATGTGTTAAGCATTGTTGCAAACTCTGCTACAACATCAACTGGATTATTAAGAATTTCAGGAACAAGTTTAACTAATGGTTTCTGTTCTGAATTAACTGGAGGTGGTGCAAATATCACTTCATCTGGTGGAGTTTTAAACCTAGCAATGGGGGCTGCAACAGATGGTTTTGGTATTAAACTTGTATCTTCTGGTGTTTATACTGGAACTGTTGGTTTATTAGGAATCACAGCAAACTCTGCAACAACTGGAAACATTGTAGCTTTGTCTGCTACTGGTCAAACAACTGGAAATGTAATATTAGCAACTGGAGGAGGTGCAAACCTAGCCTCAGGTGGAGCTGTTATTTCAGCTACTTTAGGTGCCGGTACAGCAGGTTCTGGTGTAGAAGTACTAACAACAGGTATTTACGCAGGAACAGATGGTGTGATCAATATGACTGCTAACTCTGCTACTACTGGAGACTTAGTTGTATTTAATGCAACAGGGTTAACTACTGGTACAGTGTTACAAATCAATGCAACTGGTGGAACTACAACAACTGGTGCTTATATTTCAGTTAATGATACTGATGTTGAGGTATTTTCTGTAAAAAGAAATGGACATCTATCATTTAACCAAAATACTGCTCCAGCGATTGCTGTAACTGCTCAAAATGGTATCACAGCGGCAGCTATAACAGCTGGTTCAACTGATACAAACGGAATTATTACAACAACTGGTACTTCAACTACTGACGAGTCAGTAATTAGAATAACATTCCATGAAGCTTACGCTATAGCTCCTGTTGTAATACTTACTCCCGCTAATGAAGCAGCTGCACAAAGTGCTGATGCAGCAACATCAGGTTATTATGTAAAGGCAATTGCTACAACTTACTTTGACTTAGCTATTGCTGGTGCTTCTGGTGCTACACCTAGTTTCTATTACTGGGCTACTGAAATGGGAAGTTAGACTTCCAAAAACATTATTAGTTTAATATTAATGATGTTTCTATACTACACCTTTGAAATAGGGTGTAGAGTTAGAAACATCAATTAGATTTATGGCATTTAATAACAAACAATACAGCGTGGCAATTGACGAAGCTACATCAGGTGATAAAGTTTTAATCGCTGCACCATTAAAAGGTTTTCTTGTTGTTGATCATATTGATATAATTCCAGAAAGTGCTGTTGATATAGCATTTAAAACTGGAACAACCGCATTAACTGGAACATATGCTTTTGATGCAAAACAAGGATTCGTACAAGAGAATCCATCAGAATGGCAAGACGGAATTTATACTTGTAAGAATGAAGAAGCTTTTATAATGAACTTAGGGTCAAACGTGCAAGTTAGTGGATATATTAAGTATAGAATTATGAACTAATCTTTAATAAAATTATGAATAAGATAATTATTAAACAAGAAACAGATAGACAAGAAGAAAGATTGCAATTCCTTAACAAAAGGGTTGGTCAGAAAGATCTTGAACTTTCTTCTTTAAAGGAAGAAATAAAGTCTCAAATAGATGATTCAAAAATAAAGATTAGCCTTTTTGAAAAAAACATTAATCATTTAAAAGAGAATCAAGTTAAAAGAGAAGATTTAGTTAAAAAAGAAGATGATAAACTAACTAATTTAAAAACTGAAAAGGTTCTATCACAAGACATCTTAGATGCAATCAATAAAAACATTGAAGTGAAAGAAAAAGAGTTAACTGATCTGGAAAATGAGATAGCAGAAAAAGAAACTTATTTTGAAACAATTGGAAACTCTATTGTGTTACAAAAAGAAAGTATAAATAAATTAGAAATAGAAACAAACGAATTGCATGACAATAACATTAATATTGAAACAAAGAATAGCAAAGAATCTGAAAGACTATCCGTATTTGATGAATCTATTAAAGCTAGAGAAAACAAACTAAAAGATAGAGAAACAGATATTGAAAAGAATGAGTCTGATTTTAAAGAAAAAGAAGATAAAAATATATTAGAAGAGGAAAGATTAAAAGAAGTTTCACAAAGATTAAATGATAACAAAGTTGAGGTTGAAACTCTAAAAACAAATACCCATTTAAAGGCTAATGAATTAGATATTCTTAAAGCTTCTATAGATAACAGAGAGACTTCAGTTATCTTAAAAGAAACAGATTTAGCAGAAAGACTTGAAAAACTAGATGTAAAAGAAAAAGACTTCTTATTTAGAGAAGCAAATTTAGAACAAGATAAGAAGTTAGCAAAACTTCAAATAAAAAAATATAATGTTTCTTTAATAGAAAAATAATATATGTCAAATATATCAAAAGGAGATATTCTTTCACCAGAAGAAATATCCATAATAGAAAATTTAGTTGATTTGCCAATTTCTGGCGAAGGAGAATTTATGAGGAAGATCAGTTCTGATGATTTTCTTAGTGCGTTACCAGAAGCACAAAGTCCTACTGGTAATTATTTAAGTAGTGTTTCAACAGATGCTACACTAACTGGAATAGGAACAGTTG